CCCAAAGAAAGGTGGTGGTTACATGCCCTGTGGGCGCAAAAAAGCCAGCAGTAAAAAGTACCCCAAATGTGTGCCTGCAGCAAAAGCTGCTCGCATGACTCCAGCTCAACGTAAGTCTGCTATTCGTCGCAAGAGAGCAGCAGGAAATCCTGGAGGAAAGCCGAGAAATGTTTCTACATTTCCTCGTAAGAGACAAAGACGTGCCCGTAAGAAAGGTTAAAGGCGGATATAAGTGGGGTAAATCTGGAAAGGTTTATCCAACCAAAAAACAAGCTGAAAAACAAGCTCAAGCTATCTACGCAAGTGGATACAAGAAGAAAAAACGTGGCAGCAAGAAAAAGAAGCGTTAAGAAAAAAGACTCACGACTGAAGCGTGCGGGTGTATCTGGATATAATAAGCCTAAGCGCACTCCAGGTCATCCAAAGAAGTCACATATTGTTGTAGCAAAAGTTGGTACAAAAGTAAAAACCATTCGATTTGGGCAGCAAGGCGCAAAAACGGCTGGAAAGCCAAAAGCAGGCGAATCAGCTGCAATGAAAAAGAAGAGAGCATCATTTAAAGCACGACACGCAAAGAACATTGCAAAAGGAAAAATGAGCGCAGCTTACTGGGCTGACAAGGTAAAATGGTAATGTTTGAAAAAGAACTTAAAAAGCTGAATACCTTTTGGGTTTACAAATATGATACTGAACAGTATAATATTCGAGACAATTGGAAGATTATGAAAGAGCCTCCTTATATAGGAGACTGTGAGGATTACGCACTTACTCTTTTGTATTTAATTAGTGGAAAGTCTTTATGGAAGTTCTGGTGGAACTTAATTACTTTTAAAGCTCAGCTTCGTCGAGTAATTACAGAAAATGGTAACGGACATGTTGTTCTTCGTTATGGTAAAATGTATGCTGACAACTGGACACTTACTTTCGTTCCTTGGGCAGAGATGGAAAAGCTCGGACATAAGAAAAACTTTTGGTTTTATCTCCCCCAGGACGTGGCATTAAAATTACTGGTTGCAAAAGTATGGAAACTGATCAGAAAACTGAAGAAGTAAGATTAAGCCTTGACCGCTTTCTTGCACTTACAGCACAAATAGAAGAATTAAAGGATAAATTGGATAGCAAAGTAGTAAGCGATCCAAAAATAAATCCCTTTATAAAAAGTGTTCATTTAGCAGAAGCACTCGATGCGTGGAGAATCTTTCCGCGCGTTTTTATAGGCACATACCTTTATCTGCTATACAAATCTTTTGACTGGTTTATAGCATTACCAGATCCAACAACCCAGCAAGCAAGTTTAATCTCCGTAGTAATCGGAGCGGGTGCTGCATGGTTTGGGCTATATACTGGAACAAAGGGCGACGGAAAAAAATAAGAGGCCATTATGGCAATACAAATAAGTCGTAGAGACATTATCTCTGATGAGATTTTAGATTTACAATCTGAGACAAGATTCCTTAAATTACCAGTAGATCCCTATTTGGAACTACTCGGCGTACAGCCTCTGCCCTCGCAGAAGGCGATTATAAATGCAATTAACAATCCGAAGTATCGTTTTGTTTGTGCAGCAGTATCTCGAAGACAAGGAAAGACCTACATAGCAAATATAATTGGTCAACTTGTCTCGCTTGTCCCCGGCTCCAACATACTAATAATGTCACCAAACTACTCCTTGTCTCAGATTTCTTTTGACTTACAACGTCAGTTAATTAAACACTTTGAGTTGGAAGTCAAAAGAGATAATGCAAAAGATAAAGTAATTGAGTTGGACAACGGTTCAACTATACGAATGGGTTCAGTAAACCAGGTCGATTCCTGCGTAGGCAGAAGTTACGACCTCATTATTTTCGACGAAGCAGCGTTAGCAGACGGCAGAGATGCATTTAATGTCGCACTTCGTCCTACTCTTGATAAAGAAAACTCAAAAGCGATCTTTATCTCGACACCTCGTGGCAGGAATAACTGGTTTGCTGAATTCTTCGATCGAGGTTTTAATGATGAATTTCCGGAATGGTGCTCTATACGAGCGACTTATAAAGATAATCCTCGTATGTCTGAAAGCGATATTGCGGAAGCTCGAAAAAGTATGTCCGAGGCTGAATTCAAGCAGGAATACGAGGCGGACTTTAACACCTTTGAAGGACAAATCTGGAATTTCAATCACGAAACTTGTCTGGTTAATTGTGAAGGCCTTGAGACGAGGAGATTCGACGTATTCGCAGGACTCGACGTGGGCTACAGAGACCCGACAGCGTTCTGCGTCATTGGATATGACTGGGACGAAGAAAAATACTACGTCCTCGACGAATATCTAGACGCAGAAAAAACAACAGAACAGCACGCAATTGAAATTCGTAGACTCATGGAAAAATGGGATATTGATTATATTTACATTGACGCCGCTGCTCAACAGACTCGATTCGACTTTGCACAGAACTATGATATCTCTACAATTAATGCAAAGAAATCAGTTCTCGACGGCATTGCCCATGTAGCTGCAATTGTTGACAACAATAATCTTCTTGTAGATCAGCGTTGTTTAGAAACTCTCGCTTGCTTAGATCAGTATCAATGGGATCCAAACCCCAACCTTGCAAGAGAAAAGCCAAAACATAATCGCGCATCCCACATGGCAGATGCGCTTCGATATGCATTATATTCGTTTGAGATAAGTCAGAGTTCGTTCTGAAGATACCAGCCGAAAAATAATGTTTGACAATTTACCTAGTAACCGATATAATTCTGGTAATGAAAAATGAAAGAGTTAAAACGCGACAAAATTAAATATATTCGGGACCGAGCAAAGTCAAAGTACGAAAAAGGTTCTGAGTGTCACATTTGCGGAGAAACTACTCAGCTAGACTTTCACCACTTTTATACATTAACTCCTTTATTGGACAAGTGGTTGAAAGAAAAACAGAAAATTCGTCCGGACCACTATACTGATGAGTATATTACAATATGGCGAGACGAGTTTATCGAAGAAAACTGGGCTGAACTTTATGAACATACAGTAACTTTATGTCACGAACATCACTTAAAGTTGCATTCCCTTTACGGAAGAAACCCTAGCTTAGGTACTGCAAAAAAGCAGATGAAGTGGGTTGAGATTCAACGAGAAAAACATGGCATGGTATAACAAAATCTTTGGCGGAAACAAAGAAGACTACGAAGAAAAGTTGAATCCAGCTCAGCCCTACTATGACCATAAAGTAGAGCCTTCTCGTGAGCCTACATTCAACTATGAGCGCGCATACGAAGAGATTGAAATCGTAAATCGCGCCGTAAATATGATTGTAGATGATGCAGCCGAAATACCTACTCGTGTTGGAGATCCTCACAAAGGTCTAAGCGTAGCAAAGAATATTAAAAGAAGTCGAGTTGATCTTCTTTTAAACAAAGAACCAAACCCATTTCAGGATATCAATACTTTTCGTCGCAACGTAATTATTGATATGATCCTAGATGGAAACATCTTTTTATACTTTGATGGAGTTCACCTCTATCATCTACCTGCAGCGGATATGATTATTCATGCAAGTGATACAACATACGTAGAGAAGTATACATATAAAGAGCGTATCAACTATAAGCCAAGCGAAATTATTCATGTAAAAGAAAACTCTTTTTACTCAATCTATCGCGGGGTTCCTCGATTAAGTCCAGCTCTACGCACCATTCAATTAATGATGCGCATGAGAAACTTTCAAGATAACTTCTTCAAAAACGGAGCTGTTCCAGGTCTAGTACTTAAATCACCAAATACTCTCTCAGAAAAAATTAAAGAGCGTATGCTACTTTCATGGCAAGCTCGATATAAACCAGATGCAGGCGGTCGACGACCTCTGATTCTTGATGGTGGTATTGAGATTGATAAAGTATCAAACGTAAACTTTCGAGAACTAGACTTTCAGAACGCAATCGCAGAAAATGAAAAGATTATACTAAAAGCACTTGGAATGCCACCAATTCTTTTAGATTCAGGAAATAATGCAAACTTACGTCCAAACCTAAGATTGTACTACCTGGAAACAGTTCTTCCGATTGTTCGCAAACTAAATTTTGCACTTGAAAGATATTTTGGATTCGAGCTTACAGAAGATGTAACAAATATTCCGGCTCTTCAGCCTGAGCTACGAGATCAAGCAGCTTATTATTCTTCACTTGTAAATACTGGTATTATTTCTCCAAATGAAGCACGAAAAAACTTAGGCATGGAGCCAGTTGAAGGATATGATGATTTACGTGTTCCAGCAAATATTGCCGGCAGTGCAGTAGATGCTAGCCAAGGTGGAAGACCCACAGAAGGAGAAGAATAATGTCAGTACGACAACGAAGAGAAATTCTCAATAGACTTTGTAAAGACTTTGAGGAATATAATTTACCTGCAGCAATTACATATAGCGGGTACATGGCTCTAGTTGCTGATCCGGTTTTACCGAGAGCAGTTAGAAAAACCTACGGAAACTGGTCAAGAGCAGTAAAGGCCGTTCAGCTTGCAAAGCCTGAAATCTTTGCACCTAAAAAGCCAGAACCTGTTCCAGCACCAGAGCCTGTAGTGGCCGAGCCTAAGGTTGTAAAGCCTGTGGCTAAGCCCGCAGTTAAAAAGCCTGCGGTTACTCAAGGTAAGTAATATGGAAAAGATTTTTAATCTTACCTCTACCTTTAAAGCCCTCGAAGAAGATGACG